GCAATGATTCACATCACTTTTCAATCTCTTTATCGCGGCTATGGCTGTGTTGAAGTTTCTTTTTGAATCGTGTCTGAGTTCAAAGCCTTCTTTCTTGTATTGCTGCTGCATTTCTAGAAGGTTGGTTTCTAAAACGTCCGTGAGGACAAATACGATGTTGGTTATCGTATTCAGTTTGTCTGTTCCTTGCATGATCGTGTATTTTTTAACAATTATTCTATTTGATACAAGCTATTTTAAAGCCGTACAATTAATTTTACTACATGGAAGCATCAACTACAGGCTTTCTTGTTGAAATTCTTGTCACAGGGCTGGGAATGCGGTCTATCGTCCTCTTTCTTCACCCTGTCAATCCATCTTTGAAACTTGGCAGCTACAAGAGGACAGTGGATGCGCAGGTTTCTGTCGCGTTCCGCTTCCCATTCACGTATCTTTATAAGCGTTTCGGTATTCATTGAAATAATGTTTTTTGAATTCTTGATAAAATGTACTTGTTAGCATCATTGTAGAAATTCCTGTCGATCTCAAAACCGTATGCCTTTCTTCCACATTGCGCAGCAGCCAAAAGCGTACTTCCACTTCCAGCTACAGGGTCTATAACTACATCACCCTTATCGGTGAAGATTTCAATCAGTCTACGAAGTAAGGGAATAGGTTTCTGTGTTGGATGTACTTTAGGATTATCATCATCTCTAACCCAGTCGAAGCAGTTGAATATCATCCTTCCATCATTATTGAATTTCGGTAGTTTATCTCTATATAACAACAAACCGTATTCACAATTACCAACAATCTTCATATTGGCTTTTAATACTTGTGCGGAAAAGTTCTTACGGAATACCAACGGAATGTATTTCATTAGCCCGTACTTCTTACCAAGTTCTATGAACATGAACTGCTGTTCGTATTCGCAGAATATTATCATGCAAGGGGATTTACCGGGTTTCTTCGGTTCTTTTACCATCATGTCACTGCAAAAATGCATAAACTCGGCAGGACGAAATTCATTTTCTGAATTAAAAAACTTTTTCCCAGCAAGATCGCTCTCTCCGTTTTTATTATCCCCATTTTTATACCATGAAGGATTGCTTGCATAAGCATTAGTACCCAAATTATAAGGCACATCCGCTATAATCAATTGTGCTTTAGGTAATTGATAGCTACGAAAATTTTGAAATGAATCTCTATAGAGTTCAATATCTTTCATAATTACTTCTTTAAAAAATTATTGCATATTTGCCCATATCTGTCACAAGCATACACTCTATGCCCTTTAGCCTTACAATACGCAGAATTGTCCCCGAAGTTCGAAGCATTCTTGCAATTCCGGCATTTTACATATACGGATTCCGGTTTGACTTTCTTTGCCATACTGTCAGTATTTTCACGGCTTCCTCGTCCCCGGATTCCGCCCGACGTTTCAATTCGTTGTACAAAGTCAAAGAAGAATATCCTTCAGGTGGAATAAATTTTCTGTTCTCTATTTCATCCTGCACCCTTTTTCGGTTTATCGCGTCCAGCTCATAATTCCTTTCGGAATTGAACTCCTTGAAGAAAGCATTGCCTATTCTTCTGGCATCGAAAGACGCGAATGAATTGTCATACTTCCCGGCCTTGTAGCGTGCGAAAAACAGCATCAGTTCGGAAAGCTTGTAAGCCTTGGCCTGTGAGGCAAAGGATTGGCAAAAGATTCTTATCCCGTCGGCAACGCCTTTTTCCTTGCTGTTGGAAGCCCCGAATATGCCGGACACCTGTATGTCGATCCAGTATTCGGAAGAGCCACAGCCGTAAAGCGCATCATACTGCATCAGTGAAGGGCAATCTGCCATATAAGCCCTTTCCGGGTTTTGAAGGGCATATCCCCACTGGACCGGTGAAAATACTCTTTCAACCTCAGAACGGTCTTTCCATTTGGTCAGCCAAGCCTTCTTCGAGGTCTCGCTTATGTTGTTGTAGCAAGCTAAGAGCGTAGGCGTTAGCTTCCTGTTTGTCTGTATAATTGCGCCTATTGTTGTTTCCATTGTTCCGTTGTTTTTCAAGTTCAATTTTCAGCCATCGGGCAAAATGCGATTTTGCATCTTGGGGTGATTTAACAGTTTCTCCCTCGTTTTGGAGCTTCATAAAGAACTTCTCCAAATAATCATAAAAATCAGGAGGCGCGAAATCCTTATATCCACATAAACGAGTATTCATGCAGACAGCTTCCATCCATGAACTATTCGACTTCAATTCTTCATAGCACTCATCCAACCCTCTTTCAAAAATCCCAGTCGGAATTTCTTCATACGCGCGCGGGGGAGAGAGATAATTATCTTTGTCTTTATCTTTGTCTAATGCGCGTACATTATACTGTAAGGGCTTAGGTACTACTTTAGGTTCATGGTTAGGTATAAGGTTAGGTACTACTTTAGGTTCAACTTTAGGTGTCAAATTTTGATAGCTAATCTGATACCTTGTTTTATCCCGTTGTCCTTTTCCGCCTGATTTGAATGTGATAAGACCCGCCTGAACTAATCTGTTACGTGCTGATTTCATTGAGTTGACCGACACTCCCACGTCAGATGATACCTTTGTATCACTACGCGTCCAGCTATCCACCCAGCCTAAACGATTCGCTGTTTTTAGCAAGTAAAAATAAAGCCTCGTTTCACAGCAGGTAAATTCCCAGTCTTCGTCAAGAGACCAAAACCAATTAATCAGTTCTATATAAGTCATATATCTTTCAAATAATTATCCACCACTTTAATAAACTCGTCTAATGACCGAACAACGATGTATTTGTTACCATTTGCCTCACATTCCTTTTGCCATTCTTTTTGGACCGGTCTTTGGTATTCTCCCGGCTTTTTCATTTCCACACACAAAGCTCCATAGAAACGATTGCTCTTAAGAAGTATCAGGTCTGCGACTCCGGGAAGCATACCTTCATCTTTCATATAAGCTCCGTTCCTTGCAGAACGTCTTGCCGCATTAGGAACAGCAAACAGCATATTTCTGAGATGGGGATATTTTAAACGGAAATATCTAACACAAGAACATTGTATTTTATGCTCTTCATTTTTGGGCTTACTACGGCTGCTTGCCACACAAGCCTTGGATTTCATCTCTTCGTATGTCATAATTATTATTTGTTTATGTAGTACGGCATTATTTAAATCCCCATTCTTTCATGTAGTCAATGTTTTCAGGAAATCCTTCTACCAATATAGGGCTGAGGAATATCTTATCACTTTTTAAATTTGATCCTCCCCATTCGGTGGGTGGACACTTTTCATATTCTTCTTTAGAAACTTCACTTACACAAAAATGTGTCTGAAAGCCATATCCTTGTACACTTATCCTAAATAACCGAATTTACGTAATGCCCACTCAAAAGCAATATCTCTATAAAAGTAATGTTTGGAGAATACTGCTACATATATCTTATGTGTAAAATTCCCTGTTTCTGTCAAATCCGGATTACATCTGATACAGAAATATTTAATACGTGAAAGTATTTTTTTTGCAAAATTCTCATATTTTTCACAATCCTCTTTTGAAAGAAACTCCTCCCCATCATATGCGATGTAAACAGTCTTAGTAATTTCTTTTGTTTCCATGTTATTCTTTTAATTAAAGCCCCGAAGCGTATTCTCCGGGGCACAACCATTATTTACTAACCCTTGCCATTGATGTGTGGCTCACATTTATGAGGGATAAGCAGGAGTCGAACCTACACAAGTATCGTCTGATTTCTCGCTTTCGTCCGTAGATTGGCTATCCTACGATCTTTAAACTACTCAACAAATGTATTACTCTCAGCTACGGTCTTGATGACTTCCATTTCTATGTACACTTGAAATTTCCATTCATTTAGTCTTAGCACCCTATGACCATTTTATCCCATGTTTGCCCACCCTATCTTCACAGACCGGGAAGGCATAAAGTTTATAAGAAAATAAATCTAAAATTATCCTCACCGTTAGGTTCTTCGCCCGGCATATCATTACCGAAATCCATCGGAATGAACCAATCTGAAATAAACTCTTCCATAACTAAATCAAATCAATTATTTTGGTTTTAACAATCGCATCCAATCTCATATCAGACAAACCTTGTGAAAGGTGTTGTTCCATCAAAGTGTTTGCCTCCTTTAAATCCTTTGCGCAAACCAAATTATAGTATTTCAATTCTTTCTCATTGCCGTTCTCATCAATCTGAGTATCTACAATGGTAGCCTTGAAGAATGGCTTGTCTTCTGTCTTTTCGTTGATTATCTCAATGATGTTTGAACGTGAAATGGAGAAGACATCAGATTCCATATTATCGGATGCGTACTGTTCAAGCCCTTTGGCTTCCGCTTCTGCAAAAAGTGAGCAGTCTGTAATGAAGTGTTCTTTTACTTCTTTTTCAAGACCGTCCTTGTTAGGTTTCATCACCTTTAACTTTACCTCGTAATACATATCATTCCTCCTTTGTCTTGTTACGTTCCTTAATCATTGCATCAGCTATTTGGTAAGCTGATTTAGCCTGTCCTTTATAGTAGTAGTTTGTAACACTAACTTCTTTGGACGGGAAAAACAATGTGACAATCCTGTTCCATAAAGTTCTCCTGCGTTTTGCTGTCATCATCATGCACTTCATTGCTTCAAGCGCAATATGATCGCGCGAAATATTCGATTCCATAATTTTATTGCTTTAATTGATTAATAATTTGTCTTTTGATTTTCTTGTACAGCTTCCCGACAAAACGTCCATGCTTCTCTGTTCCGTCATCGGGCAACTCGTTTTTATAAATATGAAGAAGTAACTGGATGAGAAGCACTTCTTGTTTTGTCAAAGTAAGTTTCATGATAATAACCTAAAGGAGCGATTCTATATCGCAAAGTTCAGCATATATCAACATCAGCCATACTATTATTTGTAACAGGATAGCCATATAATTATCACTGTCATTCTTATAAAACAATTTATCAAGAAAGATATTGCCATAATGATAAAGGCACTAATTCGTATAATCATTGTTTCAGATATGAAATTTGTTTTGTTCGACCTCTATCTCCATCAACTGAATCAAACGTTCTTCGTCTGGAGATGGGATATATATGCCACATTGGGCACTCGAAAAATTCCGAAACCGCTCAATAGTTAGGCTCATCTCCGCGCTGTCAAGATCAGAAGAACTTCGTAGATACTTTATCCGACCCAAAAACTTGTCTTCTCTCTCACGGACGAAAGTGTCTTTGTTGCAGAGAATCTTGTAATAGTTCCGCTTTACATATTCCATCGTTTCACCGATTTGGCAACCGAAATAAGCAAGGCAGACATGAAGGTATTTGTTCTGATTTAAAGATCTTTGCGGTTTCTTTTCCGTCAATTCAAACACCTTCTGTTCCTTTATCAACTTCTCCAGCTTCGCTCTTGCCTGCTGGACGTGGAGAGGATTAGAGCCATCGTACTTCATCAGAAGGGCAAATCTAGATCATTATCCGACACGCTAGGAGCATTATTTATATCCTCTGGGGTGGGTGATGTATTCTGAGGTATAAACTCTTTGAGGTCCCCGCAGATATAGTTCCTTCCTTCTACCCGTTCCTCCTTTTTAGGGGAACAAGTGATGAAATGCGTATGCCCAAACTGGGATTTCTCTCTGCGCTCGATAACAGCCACATTCACATAGATTCTTTCAACTCCATCTTTACACTTAATTTTCTTCATCTGCTCACGAGGTATATCAGAGAGACAGATAGAACCACTTAAAATTGCCATAATTAATTTTCTATTTTTTCTTTTAATAAATACTTGGTTAAATCTCTGTATTCTACCCACTCTAAAAAAGAGTGTAATAGATTCATATTATCCTGCTCCATACCATCATAACGATAACATGTAATAGCAGGCTCATAGCGTTTCAATGGAAGTCCTCTGACATCATATCCATGCTTATCTTTGTCGTATCCTTCAAAGATGAACAAGTCAAAGTGAAACACGTCTAAATTGAATAGCTGGAGATAAAATCGCCATTGGCAAGAATTGATGTAATCGGCATCGGTAGGATAAGAATATTTAGTCTTAATGTCCCTGATCTCCACACCATTCACCATATCGGCACATCCTGTTATAATAGCATCTCCAAAATCCTTATACAGTCTTATCTCATGAAAAGCATTCGGGTATTCGTTACGATAGGAAAGCGCGGTCTTGCATTGTGCAATATCCATAATCACTTTATCACCTTCAATGTCAAAGGATCTACCACAAGGAACAGGCTCTTTTTGTTCTTTATTATAATGGAGGAAGGTACGTTCTCCTGCATCTACTTTATCACATTTCGGTGTACCTTCTTCCACTATTTTATGAAATGCCTGTCCAATTTTTGTATACACATTACCCGTGAACTTGCCTGTTATACTGTCAATAACGGATTGCTCCGTTATCTCATAGTTGGCATAATCGCTTTGCTCTATGTACTTTCGGAATGCTTCTAAAATTGTTACGCGAATTAGCGGTATCATACTTTCACGAATAACTTTTTATCTTGATCGAAAGTGAATCCTTTTGCTGCAAGACTCTTCTGCATCTCAGAAAAGAAGGGTACTCGCATAATTTTAGGTAATAGTTTTGTAGCCTCCATCAAGGCAAGAATATCTTCATCGGTCATTGCGGCGGCAAGCTGTTCACGTATTGCCGCAAGCTGTTCATTAGCTTTTGCTTGTGCTTCTCCTTTTCCTTGAATTGATATCTTCACTTTCGATATAATGTCAGACATACATGTATCAAACTCGGTTGTTCCATAATCAGGTATTACCACAGTTCCAAGTCCTGCTACATTTTTGCCTACAAAATTATCCAACGGTGCAAATGAAATAGAACGCTTCCCATTTTGTATGAATACATATCCAACTTGGTCAGCTATCCTGACAAGCAGGTCTTTTGATTGCCCTGTGCAATCCGGAGAGTGCTTTATCACATCACCGTCTGCCGTTTCCTTGTCATGGCATATAAAAACAATGTCAGAACCATTCGAGCGAAGAAAGTTGACGAACTCTTTAAAGTCCTCGCCCATCTGCCCAAACCGTTTTAAAGTATTCGTTTTCAATTTATAATTATTGTCAATAGCATATTGACTCAGATAATCGTCTATCATTGATTTGGCTGTATCGACAACTATTGTTTTGTAATCTTTCATAGATTCACGTTCTGAATCAATATCTTTCCAACATTTAGCCATTATGGTATCACAACGTTGTACTGCGCGGTCTGCCCCCCTGTCGCAATCTATCAATAAAGGATTATCCGCTGTTGTAGCTACTGAGGTTTTCCCACTTCCGGGTACTCCATATAATACAATAATTACAGGACGCTCCGGTAAAACATCATTTTTCTTAACTATAGGCATAATATTTAAATTTTAAAATGTTCGCTTTTACCAACACAAAAAAGGCAGGTCCGCAGTCCTTACAAAGTTCCGCTTCCTGCCATGATATCTTTCCACTTCTTCAAGTTCGTTTTCTAGAGAATCGATTTCTTCATTAAGCAAGGATATATACTTGCCCTTACATTCAGCATTGAATGTGAGCCTTACCGATTCCTCACTCATTGACTGGACTATATCAAGCTCTGAATAAAGCTTTTCCAATTCATCGCTTATCTGGCTTATAGTTCTCATACCTTTTCAAGAAATTGGATCGGCAATGAGCATACACCTTTCATATTAGGATATTTGACATCAGCATATCCGTTAGCGATATAAACTATTGTACCTGTCAACGTATCACCTATCTCACGTACTTTATCACCTTTCTTCATAACCATTTATTTTAAGTTTATCTAATTATTGTGGCAATGGTTTCCAAAAATCAATGTCCCATGCCCGGTTAGTATTTCCACATATCCAAATGTTCTTCTTATGCTCACTATCGAATACCAACATCCCGGTATTCACAAATTTCCCGGAACTCTTTACAAACACTCTTGTGTCTAATGGTGGAGGATCTTTTTCTGCATTCCTCCATTTCATGGATTCCAAAACAAATTGAGCACCTTTTTCAAAATCCACTGATGCTGTTCTTTTGTGCGTAATTCCATGTATGCCATTTGCATACTCTCTGGCTTTCTCCTTTATTATATTTATATCCATAACTTAACTTGTTTCCAATTAAAAAACTCCTGCTATCTTCACAGACTACAGGAGCAAAACCTAAACGACTTAATCTATCACTTATGATAACTTACAGCCACCGTCAGCGGAATCGGACCGCCATACTATCCGTTAAATGAAAGTAGAGATTAGAACAGATAATTATTTATGTTTATTACCTTAGACAGTACCAACCATGGACGGTGAAATTCCGTACCTATATTCACATACCGGCACGGACAGACAGCAAAAACTTTATGAAAATAACAAAAAAACTAGATGAAAAAATCATTCATATTCCTTTAACTCTCTGTATGTCATTACCACCAATCTCACACACAATAATGAGATAATGGAAAATATAATCACCGATACGGATTTTATAGGACTTTCCGTAACTATCGCACCATAAATCATTCCTAAGGAACATAGGGTGGCAAATATAGACAGGATAAAATTAGCTGTTTTCATTATATTATTTTTGGGGAAGTTTACTGAACCACTGGTGGAAGCTCTTGTATTTGCTTCATAATGTTAGATACTTCATCCGCATCTACATAGCCGATTACATCATTTGTTATTGAAGTGTTATAGCAAATTCCATTATTATCAAGAACTGCAACCTCATAAGTATCAATACCGTTGGAGTAAAACAAAGTACCTTTTAAAACACTTATTCCATATCCGTTCTCAAACTGCATTTTAGCATGCTTTGCGTTCATATATTCCTCACGGATGGAAGAAGGTAAGAGAAATGCATCTTTAGTCATTTCATGTTGTTTAAAAACCAAATCCTTGAATTGTTTTAGTTCATTCATGTCATTTTAATTATAAGTTTGTTCCCCTCAACGGCTTAAACCGGTTGTCACCCCGAATCTTACGGGAGGGGATATATTAGATCTTTCAGCGATACTTGTGCCTAACCAAGCATACTCCCACGCTAAAGACAAATTGGCGTGCTGAAAGTAAAATCATTTCAACTTCGTGGCTTTACCACCATCAGACATTTACAACCATTCGACCGTTATCGTCTTATCTTCGGTTGCTATCGGTGTCAATTCCGTTCCACTTGCACCCACCACTATCCACCATCACTGGCTTCGCTTACGTGCCTTCGCAGAAATACATCTTTTTATCGTACCAATATGTCAAAGAACTTTAAGTAGCTCCCCTCAACGGCTTAAACCGGTTGTTACCACGAATCTTACGGGAGGGAAGAAATAGTAATCAGATCAAATCACTTTATGTTTCTCTATGTACCTTTGCAATGAATTTACATTGTACCATACCATTCTCCCATCGCGACAAAACGATACTTGCCCACTCTCCCTAACTTTGCGTAGGTAGTCATCGGCACATCCTAAAAACGCCATGGCCTCTTCTCTGCTCAGCCATATCTTATTAACAGGTTGAACTTTCCCGGAATTTATATTTACCTTTTTCATTTTACTTCCTCTTAATAAATTTATTATCTGATTCTTGTTACAATGGTACCGTCAACACCACTTTTAGATATAAAATTATAACCAATCTTATTCAGTCTTGACATAGTAGCACGTACAACATTTTCTTTTATAGCTTTACTTTTAATAAGCCTTGTTTCTCCGACTGCTATACTTTTTAATGTTTCGGCAGGTGATATTTTTTTGATAACTATCGTATTAATATTTTCCATTATATTTGTTTGTTATTTTATTTTTCTTTATGTTTGCGAACGCTGCCATTTAGCAACTTTGTTGATATCGTTGTTTATTAACAGCATTGCAAAGACAGATATTGTTGGTAATACAGCAACAATACAGTAGATATTTAACGTATAATTAACATTATGGAAACAAGAGAACGTATTATTTCAGCTTACAACCATCTAAAAGATGTAGGTATTATATCATCTCAACAAAATGTTGCAGATAGAATGGGGATTAGAAAAGAAAGTGTATCTAAAGCGTTTAGTGGTAATAAAAGTTACCTAACCAATACTTTTATTCTTAAATTTAATAATGCTTTTGATAATATGTTTAATAACGACTGGCTTATGGAAGGAAAAGGAGAAATGCTAAAAAACAATCAATCCATTGGAGATATCAAAAACTCAAGTGTACATGGGGTTAACGTAAACGGTAAGGATATATATTTAGAATGCCCATTCGACAAAAACGGTATGGAAATTATTGTGAATATGATTAATCAAAACCAAAAGAATATAGAAATGTTTCAAGAACAAATAAACAGGTTGATTACATTATTGGAAAAGAAGTATAATTAAGAGTAAATAATGAATTACTATTTCTATTGTCAGAAGTACAACAATCAAGGTTAATTGATAGAATACATTTCATGAAGAAGATTAAATTTAGTTTCTTCTAGTATTTCAAAACCTTTTCTTAATTCTTCTGATTCGATATGGCGTTTAGTGATTTTTCTTTTTCCCATAATGAGTAAATTAAAAATATGAATAAAAATAAAGTCATAAATGTTTTAAATGCGGCTAAAGCCAATAATGATTAAGCCGTGAGGAAACAGAGAGGATATGCGGAAAAGAAACGGATGCTGTACTTGCTTTCATCCGTTCCAGCGGAGTATGTGTGATGGGATAAGAGATAGAATCATATATGTTGATGAGAATAAATACGAATTGCTACTTGAAAAGTTTAAACAGAAAAAGAAGAAAAACGTAATTGAGGTGATAAAATATGTTATTGAGATTATCACCTCTGCGATATCCAAACTTTGATATCAATAGTGTCCTCTGAACTCGTCAAGTATTTCAGGATGCTTTTCGTGGATATATCTTATAAATTCGTCCACACTTGCATAATCGTTCTCTATTTGTTTGTCAATATCAACCTCAAAATGTTCGCAATGGAACTTATTGACGTATATATTGAAAAGGGAATGTTTGATAAAAGATTCAAGAATGTCAATCTTATGTTGCAGAGAAGCGACAAATTGAAGGTCTGACAAGTTCTGTTTCGGTTCTTGTTCAATGTGACTTGCTGATTTAAATGGATTTTTCATAATTCGTTCTTTGAAATGTTGTACAATCGGTTAAATGATGAATTTACCAGTCAGGAAACCGTTTATGAAGTAGGATTGGCCTTTCCCGGTAACTTTGGTTGTTATAGTAGTACGCAACACTCCATCATTGCCGGATCGTGTGCCTTTCTTTAATTCAAACAGACCTTGTTCAACATATTGCTGATTAGGTATATTTCTACGTTCACCAACACTTCCTAAATAATGATTATTGCGAAGCCACTCAAACAGTCTGTTCTGCCCAACATGGAATCCATTTTGAGATATTATCTTAGCCAGTTCGCCTATAAGACATGAAGAACGACTTCCTATTACAGCATCAGCAAACAGGACTTTCGGAGCTTGTTCTTCCACCTTCTTTTCTGCTTCAATCCGTTTCTGTTTTTCTTATTTCAGAGTAGTAGCAAGTTGAATCAGAAAGTCGGGAGATGTAAGAGCCTTTTCTATAGTATCGGATGTCATATACGCACCGTACTTACGAATGGAGGGCAATATTTCATGTGTAACCCATCTTCTATACGGTTTTACTTTCTTGCTAGAACTAAAAAGAAGAACGTCATAGAAAGCTGATTCTGTTATAAACGTAGCAAATGAGTTCCCGTTCACGTATAAATCAGGATTTAGGGCGTGTAAATCAAGCAGTTGCAAATCTTCATCGTTTAATCTTGTTTTTACTGATGAAGGATTACTCAACTCAACTGCATTGCAAACATCAGCTAAGCAGAAAAGCGGTTCTTCACTTGTTCCAGCTACTCGTACTTCGCCAAATACATCATTCTTAAATATCTTAATCGAATTATCCATTATATGTTAATCTATAAATAATTAAATCACCCGGTTTGAAGGAACGTTGATTTTTAAGTGAATCATCCCTTTACCCGTAGAGAGTGGTTTTTCTCTCTAACGGTTCAGGGATAATTCGATGGCAAATCACCCGTATGAGTTAGGTTTCGACCCCATCGGCTCTGAATTGGGTGCTTCCAATCTCGGCTTTCAGCTTCTACAGAGTTGGTTATCTCGTAACCTGCACCTGCGCACCAGTCTGCTTATCTCAATCGACTGCCTTCTTTCGTGCATCCCCTCACGGGCTTTCACCGTGAAGCTTCGGAAGGTTGTTTTAAATCTGTTATTGGTCGAACGTATTTTCCCCGATAGCCCTGCTGTATCCAATTCATGGAAAGCATACAATAACCGATTGTATGGATTTAATCTAACTTATAGGAAAGAAAAAATCCGTTGCTAAAGTAGAGCGGCAACGGATTTCCAAATATAAAGAAGGCTCACGTTTGAGCGATTGTTTAATCATGTGTCTGTTGCCGCTCTACTTGCAACGGGTACAAAGGAATATGATTAACAAGAGATATCCAAAAGTGTTAACAATCGTGCGATATTCCGTTTAAGGCGGTTATAATCCGTTTTGGGTTGTTATGGTTGGTTATTGGGATTATCGTATTTAAATTATTTAACAATATTAAATACAAATAAACAAAAGCACTCTACTTATCGCAAGCAAAGTGCCTTTCTAATATGGGCGTTGGTCGTAACCCCAACGTGCTCTTATGCTAATTGTGGCAATATATTCACTTTAATCAACGCATCACGAAGAACAGATATAGTTGATAAATCATTCTTGAATACTTCGATGTTGTCCTCGGTAACAAGAGATGCGTAGTTGAGTATCAGTTGAGCAAGATCATCAGCAAGCTGCCTAGGTGATTCCATCTCATTGAAAAGTTCTTGAATACTGGACAAATCGTATTCTTTCTTGTTGCTTTTATTTAATTCCATATTTTTTGTGTATTTTAAAAGTTTACAATCTATTAATTAATAACGTTGCAAAATTGAACATGAAAGATGCACCCACCTCATAAGAAAAGTGGGGAAATGAATTTATGTGGCAAAAAACAAGGTTACGCGGCTGGATTCAGCTCACCTTTTATCTGCTTGATGGCTTTCTTCACGTTCCAATCATTTTCATATAGAGCAATAATGAAACGCACACCTTTGGTAGTCCATACTGTATATACACTTGTTCCTGTCGAACCGTCCGAGCGTGTGTACGTCTGTGTACGGGTTGAGTGCATTCCCCATGTCGAATAAGGCGCATGTAATATCCACTGCCCGCTTTGTCGGTAAATGATTCCGATTTCTTTCAGCTTCTTGTGCAGCTTTTCAGCATCCATTCCTATCTGCTTGGTAGCTTGTGTACTCGTCTGTGTGTTCACACTCTGCAAGTGGTTGTCATAGTAGCTGACTTTGGGAGCGGATTTCTTGATTTCCTCTGTCTGAATCTCGATGGTGGCTTGCTGTTGTTCGGCTTGGGCTTCAAGTTGCTTTAACCGTTCCTCTCTCTTGGCAAGGGTAGCTTGTGCGATGGTTAGAGCACGTGCCATGATTTCTTCGGGGGTGTCATCCTGCTTGGTGGCGATGTAGCCACCAGTCTTGCGGATGGTCTTTAGAATTTCCTTAACTCCTTTCTTAAATTCTTTGGCAATTGGCTTGCGGGATTGCATTAAGACTTCATATAAACCATCTTCGGTTAAGAACCAAACTTGCTGATTTCCACCGGGGGTGTCAACAATGTTGGCAACCTTTTCTTCTTCATCTACTGATTGCAACATCATAGTAGTGTTATAACTACCATTACTTCGCTTTGCATAATCAATGCACTCTGCCACTTCTTTGGCAAGGAACAACGGATTTTCGGCAGTTCCATAAACCGTGAACTTGTGCCCCAGCAACTCTGTTTCGCTTAGGACTTGAATAGGATTTGTTAGCATAACAAAAAAATGCACCTACTACGAGCTGCTAACAAATCCATAAGATTAATGTCGGAGGCGTTTCCGTATCTCCACTCGGTAGGTGCAATATCTTAATTTTATACGATACTACTTATTAATATGTCTTGGCAAAAAAATAACTCTATATGGATAGAGCCATAAGAGTTTGCCGCTCTCATGGATTTGTTAGCACTGCAAAGAAAAGCATAATTTTTGATATGGCAAAACTTTGCAGTGTGTTTTTTAGCATAGGATAGGGTGTACTATATAGGAACACCCTTAATATTGAATTTTATTATTTGAATAATTGCTTTTGGCTCTTAGCCTTATCTACCATGCCTTTTATTTTCTCTACATTTAAAACATTAAGCAATGAATCAAAATCATTTACGCTTGTAAATATAAGGTTTATTTTGCTTGTGACATACTCATTAGACCTTGAACTTACTTCCTGTGATATATAAGCATAATATTTAGTTCCATCTTTTACTATAAAGTAAGGTGGGAGATTCCACTTGAATCCATTCGCAAACCACCATTTATTTGTTTTCCATGCCACTTTTGGCATTACAAGGTTTATTGGCATTTTTTCATTCATGTCCTTTATATTGTTCTGCCGAGCGGTTGCAGACCATTCGACATACTTTTCCTTAATATCTTTTATAGACTTCTTTGTCGCTTCAAGTTTATCTATATCTATTAACAGATGAGCTTCGTCCGCATCTGTTGTTAATACTTCAACCATCACATAGTCCTTTCCATCTATACCATCCATTAATAATTGTACTTTGAACTTTGTTTGCTCTGTCGTAAACCTGTTGTTGTAATAACCAATCAATTCTTGTGCATTTGCTGTTGTTATCACTAACAGCAATGCAATAATTGAAAATAAAATCTTCTTCATAATAATGTTCTTTAAATCATTAAACTACTGTTTGTAAATTTGTTTTATATACTACCAGTCATTCTTGTTTGACATTCCTTTCTTTATGTTCAATATAATGGAATCTATATCCTTCTTACATCTGTCGTGAAATAGACGAGTAGAACGAAACTTCTTCTCCTTATCAATTAGAATGTTGCCTAAATATCCCATATCCTTATATATTCTGTTCCTTTCCTTTCTTTTAGCCGAGTTCTTTTTTTTGAGCAGTTCATTGTACTCGTTTTGAGTAGAGAAATAAGAAATGCTATCCCTTTTGTAAATGGAATCCATATCTGAATAATTATAGACGTCTACTTCATACTTAATGTCAGTAGTAGATTGATTGACTCCAAACATCCAAGACGTAACTATATCAGTATTTATCGTCTTACCTATTTTCTTATCTTGTACTAATGTAATATCGTCTATGATATACCGATACTTATAGTCTTTGCAACTTATCTTTATACGGAAGAACAAGAATGTAGAGTTAGTAAACTCATTGCTCATCGTATGGCTTATTTCTGACTCATCTACTAAATTATTATATCTCCCGTAAGCTACGATATTGTATCCCAAATCATCATCCAATTCTTTCTTGCAATCGGAATAAACTGTAGCCAATATTTCCCTAGCGTTAGAAAATAATTCCTTAGCCGTCAAATCAGACTGGACTATTTCCATTATTTGCGCATTACATACAGAGGAATATATCACAAATACAAGTAATAAAAATACTTTCATAACAACGTTGTCTTTAAGTGATTAATCATTTCTTATGCTGCCAACAATAGATACTTCCTTTTGCGGCAGTCCTCTTGCACCGTGTACCTTTCTTTGTCCTTGCAGCACATCTCCTCTTGGTGGTGTTAGTCACAGAACCACCACCGCTTCCACCGCCATTTCCACCATTGCTTGGAACAAATACTCCACTTTGATGTACAAGAAATGTATCTCTTAGGTTATATCTGTCATTATACACTTCTACAAAACATTCCCTATCTTCTGTACTTTTGTTCTCAGCTACCCTCACATCCACATAAGAATAATCACGAGCACAACTAACCCAATCACAATATCCTATCGGATTTACATCGAAGTGATCAAGAGTGGTTATAACTTCTACATCCGTTGTTATTTGATGAGATGTAACACGTACATCATTACATACCATAAGCATGTTGTAATCTTCACCAACATTATCATAATCGCTGCATCCCGATATTATCAATGATGCAATGGCTATTAATATCTTCTTCATAATATATTATTTTCGAATTACATCAAATCATTCCAATTTTATCTTTTTTCTCATGCAATATCTCTCAAAAGCACGCTTCCCACCTTTAATACATTTTACATCAACTCTTATTTCATTACTCCCCAATTTTATTTGAAGCATCTTTAAAGGAGGTGTTTTCTGAATCATAAATTCATATTCACAATCGTCCGGGACTTGTTGTTTATCTACAAAATTATAAAACAATTTAATCTCGTTATACACATCTTGCGGACTACCAGATTTCACATGAAAGCCATTCCCCCAAAATGATTTCATAAAATCAACGGAAAAAACTTCTCTCCCATCATCATATTTTGTTGATGTTATAGAATATCCGCATTGAGAATATATGGAAACCACCTCCTTGGCGCAAATTTTAGTGTTAAATCCTAAAGATAAACAAGTTAATAAGAAAATTAATAAGCTATTCTTCATATGATATAATTTTAAGTTAGTAATATTCAAATATCTATTCTTTTATCCTACCGTTTTCGTCAAATTCAAAAGGCAGTTCCATCTGCCCAATGTGGCTATATCGTTTATTGCTCCATATAAGGACAACTGTAAATTCACCTTTTGAAGCAAATTCCTGTCAGTACATCCTTTCAGCTCGGTATCTGTAAAGATTACTTCCCCTCCTCTCTGAAAGGCTTGTCTTATTATCCTTTCAGATATTTCCTCTTCTATATCCATATTCTTTTTAACGACGTTACATTTTAGTTAAACGTTGCAAAATTACAACATAATTCCAAACTGTCCAAAAATAAGAGGTATGTTAGATCGCATGAAAAAAAACTAAATAAAAATTTGTCTTTGCAATATAATGTATTACTTTTGCATTATAATATAATACAATATATAGAATGGAAACAGTAATAAGAAAACAAACATCGTTCCGGCTACGTGAAGATTTGCTTCAAGTATTGCAGGAACACGCAAAGAAGGCAAACAGAAGCCTAAACAATTTTGTAGAGAGCACTTTGATGGATGCGATGTATTCTTCACCAAATGAAGAAACGGTTGCAGCCATAAACGAAGCGCGTTCTGGCAAGTATTCTGGAACGATAAACACTACAGATTTTGATTCATTCATGAAATCTATCAACGAAATAGAATGAAGACGATCCGTTATAGTACAAAGGCAAAGAAAGATTTGAAGAAGTATAGGAATGACGTCCAGCTAATGAAAGCCTTATATGATATATTGAAAAAGTTAGCAAACGGTGACATCCTTCCCAAAGAATATAAAGCACATGCCCTAATAGGAAACTACAAGGACTGCATGGAATGCCATATCAAAAATGATTTTCTTCTGATATGGATGGACACAGAACACGATGCAATAGAAGTTATCAGAATCGGAAGTCATTCCGAATTGTTCTAAACATATATTTACTCAAATTTCACCCTCAATACAGACAAGCTTATTAGATTTTCTTTTGTCAATCCTACACCTTTAATGCGAATCAATCCCAAACAGCCCCCACAATCGGAAATCAATATACCGAGTTGGAGGCTAATATTAATTATTATTTCTCAATATTAGCTCTGATCTGTTTAAGTAACAAAAATGCCCCTTCCATCTTATAATTACCCAGACATTGTTGGGCTTGCATAATACAGCTTTCGACAGTGAGAGCTAAATCGGGAGTAAACGCAGATTTATTTATTTGCATTGTTTTGGGAAGTTGGCTAGCATGATCATTGAACCATGCAATCATTTCATTCAATTCTTCCTCTGTGTAACTTTGTCTTTTCTCAGCCATACTATAAAAATTTAAGCTATTATTACAGGAACAGCAAAATTAAAAATCTTGTTTAAAATATGCATATTATGAGATTGATTTATTCATGATTTAGACTTTTTTAAGCCACCCGATATGTAATCTATCACTTTCCTGTTAGCCTCATCAATCTTATCCCTGTCGAAATCAATGTATATATCTGTAACATCACAACCAAAGGAGTGTCCCAAAGCTAAAGATATCACATCTTTAGGGACATCCGCCTTATGTGCTAACGTAGCCCAGGTATGGCGCGCCCAATATGTTGAAAGTTCGGGGAACAATGGTTGCTTACTCTTTTTCCCACCAAGCCCTTTTCGTTCAAACGGACCTATCCCTTTAAGATTCTTATTCATCCTATGGGTAAAATCATGATAGTCTCCATAGTTATCTAATATATCTAGTAAATGAGTTTTACCTTGATACCTGTCCAATATAGCTTGTGCTTCCGGCTCTATTTTAATAGAGTAAAACTTCTTTGTTTTCTGCCGATAATATTCTATACGTCCATCTATTATATCCTTGTGTTCAAGTAAAAGCAAATCACCTATATTTATTCCAACAAGATATACAATCAACATAAATATATCCCTGTATTTCTTTTCAAACTCCTCACAAGGATAATCACGCAATAATCTCAATTGTTCAACAGATAAAGCACGTTTTCTAGTTTCTTCTTTTTTTATCTTATACTTTCGAAAAGGATATAAGGTAGTAATTTCTTCATCAATAGCATAATTGAATACTGCACGAATGTTACGCAGGTGAATAGAATAAGCGTTTACTTTCATCCCTGATTCAGCCATCCAACTTTCAAAATTAGACAGCCATTTCCTATCCATTGTGTCAAAGGTGCATTCCGGATCATATTCAAGCAGTTTATTTCTAGTCGTATTATAAACCGTTTTTGTTCCTGTATTACTCTTTATGGAAACAAACTCATCAAGATAATCTATAAAACATCTTGTTTTTTTTACAACCTTTTCATCAAATACATATTCGCTGATTATCTCCTTGGCTTTAGCGGAAGGCAAAGAAGATAATCTAGCTTCATCGTCAATAATCAACTTTTCAGCTTTATTCTTCAAACTGACAAGCCTTACATTCTTCACTTTATACTGTGGTACAGATTTGTCCAAATAAGACACTTCATTAAACTTTTCAGAAGACGGTGTAGATATTCCGGTGGAGAAAACAAACCTCGTTTTCCCTATCCGTATCACAAGAAGAATCATCTGAGACCCATCCTTCTTCGCTCTTGTATCAGGTATCAATCTTACTGTTGCCAT